AGAGAGAAAAGCCCATATAAAGCTGGGAAAATTAGATGTTGAAGGTTAATAGCAGTAATTTATCATGATACCCTATAGAACTTCTAATCTCTCTCTTAAATTCTAAAATAGTTTTTTGAAATTAAGGCTCTAATTTGCAATCGCTGAATACACCTCATCATGGGCTGTAAGCGTGAGGGGTTGCATCTCTTAATATGATACAACAAGGAGCTGTCATATTATAATAAGAGCCTTTAGGTTACCTAGTAAGAGCCACAGGCAAGTGATTTTCAGTTGCTGACCACGAATTAGCTTTCACAAACTTGTGGCTATGGGTATAATTAAGGAGCAAGAATGTTTATAAAAGTTAATGATGAATATGCCTTAGAATCTGATGTAAATTGTTGGGCAATATCAAAGTGGGAAATTAATAAATCTTTAGATGGTGGTGGAAGACACAGACAAATACTGTGGTATAATTCTATCGAAGATGCAGTCGCAGGGCTATCAAGAAGGATGATTAGACTCTCAGATGCAAACACAATAGAAGATGCCATTAGGGACATCTCAGAGGTCGACAGGGTTATAAAAAAAGCCTTTGCCCCATTATATAAGATGGAGAAACTTTAATGCACTTTTGCCATGAGTGTAAATCTAAAGAATTAAATCTTGGCTGCCAATATTGTGTAAATAGGAAGGCAATAGAGATTTCCAAATATACCAAAAAATTAGAAGATGAAATAAAATTTCTAAAAAATGAACTGGAGTTAATTAATGAACAGAACTGACCAAAAGGTCTTATCATCCTATAGAATGTTGCTTCGGCACTATTATGAGATTGGTGTAGGTGAGAGGTCGAAATTTGCAGGGACTATTGTTACAGATGGTCTAATTGATACGATCCAAAACAGATATAAACAACTTGGTGGGAAAATGAAAGACCTGGATACTGTAGATGTTGAATTTGATGAGTCTGAATAGAATAACAGAAGGTGTAGGTAAGAAACACTATGAATGTGAGGTGTGTGGAGTTGAGAAGAAACACTCACCATATTTTAAATTATTACCACATCCTGCCATTATAAAATTACTTAATAATTTTAAAGAAAGAACAGTTTGTAATTTGTGTGCAATGAGAGAAGAGTTTGGAAGCAATTACAGGCAGAACAGGAGATATAAAGATTGGATAGAGTGAACCATCCATCACATTACACTAAAGGAAGTATAGAGTGTATAGATTATATTAATGCTTGGAGTATGGATTACCTTCAAGGTAATATAATTAAGTATGTTACTAGGTATGAATTGAAAAATGGAGTTGAAGATTTAAAGAAAGCTCAATTCTATCTTAATATGTTAATAGAGAGAGAAGATGCCAAATAAAAGTAAAGCCAAGGGGAATAGATTTGAAAGAGAAATTGTGGAATGTTGTCAAGCTCATGATGTGCCTGCTGTGCGTGCTTGGGGTAGCAATGGTAGAAGCATTGGGATGCATGAAGAGGTGGATGTTCTCATCGACAACGAAATTAGAGTTCAAGCAAAGGTTAGAGCAAAGCTACCTCAGTATATCGTGCCAACTGATGAAGTTGACATCCAGGTTATCAAACAAGACAGGGGAGAACTATTGGTTGTAATGAAGTTTGATGATTGGTTGACTGATTACAGGACAATGATGGAGCTTACGAATAGAGTATGAATCATACAGAAGACTTTAAAACTAGGAATAGTGTTGACATTGCTGAAACTAAATGCAAAGAGTTCTTAAATGCTAAAGGTATTGTTTGGACTCAGTTTGGATTTGATTGCAGGGATACTGTAAGTGGAAGGGATTTCAGTAAGATAGATTGGAGATTGAAGTGTAAGCCTGACTTTATGGTATTTAAGAAGCAGCCAGTATTACTTGAATGCAAAGGGTTTAGAGATGAGTTAAAGTTAAAGGTTGATGATATTAGGGCTTATGATTGGTGGACTCAATTCCATCCATTATCTTTTTTCTTGTACTCAACGCAAACTCAGGAAAATTATCGTGTTCCATATAAAACTTTAAGGGCTGTCGCTGTGAAATGTGAGGTAGATCGTTATCATGATAATAATAAAGCGTATCACAAGATACCTCTTGATGTAGTTCGTTCTTTAAGGTTTTAACATGAGCATGATCTACACCACAATATGATGGGCAGGGTAACTGCTTGTCATCAAAACTATTTAAGAAGCCAAAGAATAAACCAATCAACAGTCCAAAAATCTCGTTCCCATTACCAACTCTCCCTTATCTTTAATTTAACATTATAAACGTTGTTTGCTACTTGGTCATATGTTAGTGAGTTCATATCAAATCTTGCTATTGCAAATTGGTCAGGATTGTTATTGTTACCATCAGGCTGAAATATGAATGGTAAATGTCCACCAAGAGTACGATTCCATACTCGTGAGAAGAAGTCAGCACCATCTAATAAGGTAACCTCTTGATAATTTTCATCTGATGTATAGTAGGTTGATTCATAATTAGTTGTTGCTGCTAGTAAAGGCATAATATCATTGTCAGAAAGATAGCTAAATGATAAATCCCAAACTCGTCTGCCTGACCTGTAGTTTGGATTATCACCTAATTGCCAACATCCCATGCTTCCCCAATCAGCAGGCTTATAATAAGAAGAATTGCTAAGTGTTGCACCACCTTTAGTTTGCATAGTTTTTACACCATCATATTCATAGGATAGTTTTAGATTTAAATCAGGAGAATGTGGCATGTCATAATATTTGCCAAATACAAATGAATTTATCTCTACACTTTCCTCTGCTGTATTATTGTTATTAATACCTACATTAACAGCATCTGCCTCAACTGCTACACCAGATACTTCAGAGGTAGCCTCTGGGAATGTGCCAAGTGTAAACCCAGATACTCTTGTAGAAGCATCAGTATTGACCCCTGTAATAGTAGTGCCAGAAGCTAGAAAAACCTCTTGGTTTATGCCTGAATCAATTAATTTAGCAATAAAATCCAAATTTGGATTATTTACATTATGTCCTAATACTGCAAAAAAGTCTATACCTTTTCCTGCTGATTTATATGGGGTAAGAGTTGTACCATAATATGCACTTGACTCTGCTGATGCTGTTATGGTTGTAGCAGCTTGGCTTGGGTTTAATGTATGCAGACTATCAACTTGCATTCCTAAACTTTTCCAATAATCTGCCCAGCTAACATAAAATCTTGGTGTGCCTACGTTCTGATAAGCCATTAATAACCTCCTCCACCACCTGAACTACTGCCACCACCTGAACTTGAAGATGGGCTTGAATATGTAGTTGTGGCTCGTCTAATTTGTGAAATTTGCCTTCTTATTGCCCTTTTTCTACCTTCAGGAGGGTATATCTGAACTGAATCTTCAGTATGAACTCCACCTGTCATAACAACGCCATCTGCATGGATATGTATTAACTCATTGGCAGGTACAGGAGTGCCATCTTCATATTGGTATTGACCTTCTGATTCTGTTTTAATATTGTTATTCACGACAATGCTATGTTTATTAAATCTTTGCCTAGAGCCTTTAAGATAAGTGCCATTGCTAGTACCCCATAGTGAAGCATCATCTTCCCATCTTTGATTATCTAACTCCCAATAATCAACCCCTTGCACAGTAATTATTTCTCTTTCTAAAGCATTGCCTTGTACTGATTTACAAGATACAACCCTTAACTCTCCAACATAATTAAATAATTCTTGTGGCATATCTGTACCATCAAGCATTACTCCTATGATTTTATTTTTATTTGCAGATAAGAAAAGATTATCAGGACTACCAGTAATTCTAATTACACCTCTATATCTCATCTCAAAGCCCTGAGAAGCCCCATCAAATAAAACCTGTCCATTTCCATAAGTTATCATTAATAATCAGTTCCCATTATGTCATTAACTGTAGTTACAATATCAAGTACATTCCAAGAGCCATCTTGATTAGAATCAGCAGCAATTATACCTGCTTCTGTTAAATCACCTGTTCCAAGTAGCCAATTTACTGTACCCACAATATCAAGGACATTTAAAAATCCATCAACATTAGAATCCCCAAGATTGCCAACTATTGGGGCTAGAGGCAAACTTGTTAATCTAATAGAACTTATCTGATTTGAGTGAATACCTCCTACAAAATCATAAACTTCACCCTCACCACCTACCATTATAGGGTCATCAGGAGCAACATACTCTTGAAAATCATCAAATCCTCCATAACCATCAGGGAATCCTGGATTCCTTTGGAAAATATCAGCCCCCATAACATGATCATTATCCACTACAGGGTCAGTAAACCAAACTCCTTCTTCATGTGTTGGATAAGTTGATATACCCTCTGTAGAATCAATAGAGTTAGTATTGTAGTTATATATGTTTTTGGTCATGGTTATTTTTTGGAACATACACCAATGATTAAGTAAAACAGAAATTTGCTGACCTGCTCCTAGAGTATTCCAACTAGACATATCCATGTGTTCAGCAGGAGTGTATGTAGCAGCCAAGAAATACAACCCATCATCTTCAAAATTTGGAAGCCCTGACACTTGTACAACTTTTCTGATGTATGGGGAAGATTGGTTATAACCTGAACCACCCTGTATTAAATATGGGTAATAAAAATTTGGAGGGGCAGTATCGTCTTGAAATATATTTGGAGGAGAGCCTACCCCTTCAGGGTCAATAATATTACTCTCATTATAGAATAAAAACCAAAATATGTTATCTAATCCATAACCCTCAACATTCCAATCTATAGTTGTAGGACTAACGCCATAATGCTCATGGTTAATTCCTGATGAACGAAAACCCTGAATTTCAGCTACTTCTCCTGCTCCCATTGCAGGAGTTATTGTAACATTAATTGTTCTTGTAGTTGTATTATTATCACTATCTGTAGCAGAAAATGTAAGTTGTGCATTTCCAAAGGCTATTGCTTCTGCCTGATTACTAGGTAGAAATTGCAAGACATCATAGGCTGTAGATGACCAAGATGATGTTACCTCAATATCTCCATCTTCATTATCAGATGCAGTTGCTGTTGGTATAGTAAATGTATCTCCAACAGTAGCAGTAATATTGCCACCACTAACAGATATTGTAGGATGTGCATCATAATCATATCCTATTATATCTACATTCCCATTCAGATGATGTAGTTGCATACACTCAATAGAGATTGAATCTAAACTCTTTTGAGTAGAAGTAACCATAAACAAGGGCAATCTAATCTGCTCATTTACCATAGCCTGAGATGTATAGTCAATCCCATAAGCAGTAACCCCATTAAATAGAGTTTCAAACTTAACTAAATCACCAATTTCTAAATCAATATATTGCAAGGGCAGTTTAAGATTAAATATTAAATGGTCATTTTTATATTGCTCTAATAAGAAGTTAGCTAATTGATTTGCAGTACCACCATGTCTAATATAATCTGATTCAAGTTCTAAATGGGCATCTACTGAATCTTCAATCCCATAATACTCATCAGACCCTAAATCAATAGAAGAAGCTGTTTCTAAATAGCTATTATCAGAATAGTCTTTTTTATAAGATACAGTTACCTTTTTATAAATCTGTTCAGGCTTTGTCTTTTTAAATGAGTAAGATATAACCTCTGATTCTTTAATTAGATCAGCATTTGCATATTCATTGTAATGCTCAACACCATTTGCATCTGCATCACTAAAAGTATAGGTATCTTTAATTGTATTAAATCCAAAAGTGCCATCATTTTTAAACTTAGGAAAGCACTTAGTAGATTTAGCTATATCTTCTATAAGTTTTTTAGAGTTGATTTTCTTATTTATAGTAAACCCAAATTTCCAATCTTGCACAAGGTTATTACTATCAACATATTTATGAGCTTTTTTTGCCTCTAAATATTCAGCCTCATCAATAGCATCATGTCCAAGTTCACTTACAACTAAATCATAAATAATATCAATAGGGTTTTCAAAAAACTCATCAGGGCTTAAATTAGGATTGTTTTCATTTTTCCTACCTCTTGTACCTACAAAAAAGTCTTTATCCCCAAACTCAATATCTACAAGCGTTTTGAAAGATGCACTATTAATTTTGCCTGACATACTCATAGAATCAATTTCAGTAAGCAGACTATCAATAAGTGTAATATCACCTGCATATCTATGCAATATTTCAATTATGTATTGATTGTTTTGAGTTGGGTCATCAGCAGTATTAATTCCTGTATGGTCATAGAAAAACATCCTTGCACTTGATTTTGGAGGATTAACCCAATTTAATGCTGAACCATCATCCCATTGAAATTGTGTAGAAGTTGAAAAATCAATATCACCTGTAAGGTTATTTAAATTATTTGAGGATGAACCATTATACTGAGGATAACCAAATAAGTGAGCATTTGGGTTTAAAGAATACCCTGCAAGACCAACATCACTAATGTCGTGCATATATTCAGGATGATTAAAAGAAAGCCCCCAATCAGGTGCAAGGGTTACAAGAGTTTTCTCTTTATCTGAGGTATCAGCAGGGTTTGGAGTAAATACAACAGTTTCACCACTCCCTGAAGCAGGTAATAATAACCCATTTAAAGATACATATATGGTTTTTTTATTCACAAAGTTAGCTTGTGGGCTTGTTCCTAATGTAAGCCTAAATCTAATAAAATCGCTATTACTACCAAGTCCAACCCCAAAGCTAGCTAAACCTGTTTTAGTTCCTGATGACGTTAAATCAAAATCTACGCCCATCCCTTCAAATAAATTTTCAGAATCTTCATTATTACTTACTGTTGATAATTGTATGGTAGGTACAGATACATCAATACATTGTACTACATTGGCTCTTATTAAAGGATGTGGGAATAATATAATTTTATTAGTTGAAAATTCAGGCAACCATTGCTTATATCCTACAACTTGAGAAGTAGCCAAAATATCTTCAGTATCACTTTCTCCCTCTACTAAATCAAGTGTACCTAAATGCTCTCTAGGGGATTCTAGTATATAAGAATATTTACCATCAGCACCTATAAAAAAAGGTGGCAGATGTTCAAAAGATATTGCAATACTAATTGAATTTCCTGTATCTTTATCAACTAATTCATCAGGGGCTATTGAAGTTGTATCATTACTGTCTATTATAACATCTTTTCCATCAAATACACATGGGCTTCTATCAACATAGCCATAGCATAATGGTATTTCTTTGCCCTTATATTTACTTGGAATTTCATTAGAACTGCCTAAAGAATCTTTTGGTAAATCCTTATGTGCTTTTTTCTCTGTTAAATCTTCAAGTTCTACACTTACCTTTTCATCATCGTGGGATATTCTCCTGATAATACCCTTGTAAACCTCTCTTGATTCAGTTGGGCTTCTAAAATAAATAATAGCCTCAGTATTAATTAAAGATGATTCAGATAATTGGTCAGAAAACCTAACTCCATCAAAAGGAAAGTTGTTAAACTGAAGGGATACATTGGAAATCTTAAACTTCCTTGATTCAATTCCTATTGACTCTTTGATAGAAGGAATATTCATAAGGATTGGCTTACAATAATTATCACCAATAGTCACATTGTTGGTAGAGTAAAATTGACCATCTATCTCTACTATTGGATATAGCTGTGTATTCTTTCCTTGTATATCTGAATCAAAAGACATTAACTAACTCCTATATCAGCACCACGTCTGATTGCTTCTTTAAGTTGGTCAGCCAGTTCACCTTCAACATAATCCTGGCTCATAACATTCCCTGATACATTTACTACAACTGAACCTGCACCTCCACCTGCGTTGATCCTATTCATTGCTTCTACACCTACAGCATTTACAGCATTTCTTGACATTACAAACTCACCTTGCTCTGCTTCTATCATAGTGCCACCTGCTGAGTGCCTACGACCACCAACAAGACCACCATCTTCAAACTTCAAATGCCTCTGGGCTTGTCCCACAAGTGACCCTGCAACTGCCCCTGCTGTAGCTGCCAATGGGACTCCAAGCCAACCAAATTTAGCGATAGCATCCTCCATTAGACTCATAATCAAAGACTGGACTTTAGCAGCGATAACATCTCTTAGTGCTGCTTCTGCTGCTTTCCCTGCATTATCATAAGACATAGCTTGTGAAAAAGATGAGGCAACGATAGCTTGAGTTAATTTCTTCTCTAATTGTATTCTTTTCTCATATTGAGGGTCAAGTAATGAAAATGCCTCAGACTGCTTTTTCATTCCCTTTACCATATCATCCCTTTGTTGCTTTCCACTCCCAAATATATGAACACCCTCTAAGTTAACATCATTATTAATCTTTGTAGACTCTGAATTTTCGTCTTGAGCATCTTTCATATTTAAATATGCAGCACTCATTAATATCAATTTTGTATTAAAATTGCTAGCACTAAATGAAGTATTTTTTATTACCCCTTCATATTCTACTGTTTTGTCAATAAGGAATGCCATAGCATCAGCTAAACGAACCACAATTCCTAAATTATTTCCTAGAGCCACAGTTGCATCAGATAATGAAGCAGATAAGTTATCAAAAGATGCTTGTGAACCTAAAGTTTCCTCCCCAAGATTCGCAACTTTACTTCTTGCAGATTCCATCGTTGCGTTTAAAAAGGCTTGTTTTTTATCAGCATCAGATAATTTATCAGCAGTTGTCCCAAGTTTTGCAGCATACGCTTCATATGCCTCATCTGCTTTAACAATAATACCAATATTATCAAGCATAAGACGAGATTGTCGACCAATACCTGTAATAAGTGATTCAACAGAACGCTTTGTATCTACACCCAAAGCATTACCGAGTCTTTGGGCAATATCAAACATCTCAGCCATTTCATCTGAGTTTTTCGTAATCCCAAGAATCATAGCATTGTTAGCTTGCTGAAATAAATCAAATTGGCTCATTGTCCCATTTGTAGCAGTTTTCAATTTATCCATTGCAACTGCTCCACCTTCAACACCTCCTGATAAAGTATTGAAAGCCCTGCTCATGGATTCAACTTTAGCAGCTTCTTTAGTGAATTTTATTAGCTGTGCAATTCCAAGTCCCATAGCAAAGTTAAATAGTAGTAAATGAGAACGCATAGTAGCAAAAGATCCACCAAGGAGTCTATTATTCTTTAATGCACCATTGCCTGCCTTGACCCCATCATCTACCTTGCCATTTAATCTTTCTTGTGCTTGGGCTATAGAATTTATTTCATTGCGTAACTTCTTATGCCCTGTACCCTGAAATTTTATTGTTATTTTATTTTCTGGCATCTATAAAATCCTTTTCTTTCTTTGCAAGAGCATTCTTAATAACAAAAGATTTCTCAACCCATTTACCAGGTTGTTCACCATATGCTCCACTATACGCAGGAACTCCAAATTCCTTGCAGTAAATATATCTTTGTATGTCTTTCTGATGTTCATTCTTTAATACTTTGTTTCTACAAGCAAAAAAGGGCAACTGAGAATTGACTGACTTAGCTACATCAAACTCATTGCCCTTATTATTCATTTGCTTAGTTTCCTCTATAAGAAGGTCAATTACATTCCATACATCCTCGTCACAGGTAAATTCACGCACAGGGCGTTTACCTTTAATGAGAACTGGTACTTGAGCCTTATATGGGTATTCATGGTACTGACACCCCCCACAACCATCAGCAATTACGTTTATTTCGAGTTGGAGGGCTTCTCTTCCCCCAAGAGCAATCCTTCTTGCATCTTGAGAAATATCTCAGTTCTCTCTTCAAAGGTTAATCCTCTGATAAATTTATCAGAAGAATCACCATCTAAACCCCTACGCAACCAAAATGTGATGGTTGAGTGCATCATCTTTACACCTTGTGGATTACCTTTAGAATCAAATTGGTACTCCACCTTATCTAACATTTCATCCCTATCATCTAAGGATACATCTTTAAGTTTAACTTCTCTGCCTGAGTCAAGTTTTAACTTCATTTTACCTCTTATTTAATTATGCACTTAAATCAAAAGTAATTAAAGAACTACTGCCATCATCAACTGCTTTAATTGAGCAGTCAAGCATCATCACATCACCTTCTGATAGTGATACACCTGTAAATAATCCACTTTCAATTTCTACGCCATATGCGTTATTATTAACTATCTTAAACATATCCCCTGCTGTGTTTGCAGCAGTTTGTGTGTCAAATTCGCTAATAAAGCCTTTAGTGTTTCCATCATATTTAACTTGAGAATCAACAGTAACAGATATTTCAGCACCTCTACTTGCGATTTCATACCCTGAAGTAGTAGCTCCTGTGAATACAGCAGGACTGTCAATAGTTGTTGTAAATGAGTTCATTACGATATCTGAAACATCACTTATCTTGAAACCTGAAGCATTTGACATTAATGGAATATTTGTGTTTGCATAAGCAGTAATTGTAGGTGTAGCAGTTGATGCTAAATCAGGTTTTTTACCTGTCTGTATAGTAGCAGACCATTTATACCTACCACCCTCTGATGTCATATCAGCAGATATAGCAAAATTAGTTACTAAACACCCAAAGAACTCCATGCCTTGTTGATTGGTTACATCAGAAGGCTGAAATACAAATGTCAATGAAGATGCAGCATTAGTAACTGCTGTAGCCCCTGCCATGTTTTGCGATGCTGCTGTAAACCCTGAAGCTACTGAAACATCCCCACTTACATCATTACAAATATTTTGCAATAAGAGTTTATGTCCTGTGTCATTATGAAGTGTCCCTGATAATGATATTTCTGATACTCGTAATACATTATCTTGAAAAACATCTTCATCTTTTAATGTCCTGCCTGCTCCTGACCTTACATCTAAAACTTGTGTTGGGTTTAATGAAGGCATTGAAATTGAATCAACGTCTAACTGATTCATAGTTGAGCCTATACCTGTTGCTCCTGCATTAGTTGCATCTGAAACAACAGCTACCTTCCATTCTTTTGGTGAAAATGCGTGTACTGCACCTGCCATTACTTACCTTCTTTCTTTTTCTTAGAAGAAGCAATGACTTCTACTAAAGGTTCTATTGATTCAGGAACTGATTTAACCTCAATCGTATCTCCTGAATGTAACTTATTCCATTCTTCAAGACTAACTCCACATTGTTTCCAAACATTAGGGAGATTACCCTTTTTTAATTTAATTTTCATAATTGCCTCTTATACATGAAGGTGCTGACATTTCCACACCCAATTAACTATATAAACATTTTCTTCTTCATCTGTACCAAGTTCTGTAGATTCAAATCTGCAATTAAATGCACTACTACTATCAGCCAATGTCATTGCAGTATTATCGTGAATCAATGCTTCTGTTCTTGATACAAATCTTAAAATATGGTCTAATGCAGTCTTCTTAACATTTACCCCTGAAAAAACATAAAAAACATTTATAGTAAATTCTCTAATCTCAGAATCCACATTATATTCTGTTAGTTCACTACCCTGTGGATCAAGTCGAATATATTGACTGCTTGTTGATGAATCCTCATCACCTATATAGACAGGTAAAGTATTGCCATACTCAGTACGAAGAACAGACCTTAGTTTATCAAGTATATTCTTCCAATTATTAGTAAAAGTAACTGGCATTTATTGATACCTGCGAGTCATTCTAATAGGTTTTAGTGATCCTGAATCTACCTCTTCTGACCAACCCTGAACTTCTACTTCCCAAGTATCATTGACAGAAGCAGTAGAGTCAAAGTCAGTACCTGAGAATCTGACCTGTAACCCTCCTGCTAATGCCTGATAATCACCATTTATAATTTCAGTAGTAACAACCTGGTTGCCTTCGTTCATACCAAGTTTATCACCATCTTTTGTCCATACAGAGTATGTTGCAGTCCCAATAGCACCACCTGTAGTGTCTATCATAATTTTAATCAAATCATATGTACCACTATAATGCCCACGAGTATCTACAGGTCTAACT